AGCAACAAATCAAGAGGCAATGGCAGTCGAGAAAGTTATAAAGCTAAAGGTTGAGAATGGCGAGGCTATTCTAAACGTGCAGGAGCTTAACAAGGCTTTGAGCGACACCAATAAGCAGACTAATGCATTAAATACTACAATGGATGCTGCTACTGGTGCCATTGATAAGTTCACGGGAGGTGCTGCATCTGGTTTTAAGGCTGCGTTCGGTGGTGTAAAAAGTTTTATAGGCGGGCTAAAGGGAGTTAAGATAGCAGTAATTGCTACTGGCTTGGGTGCGCTTGTAGTAATTCTTGGCTCTTTATTCGCTTACTTCACGCAGACCTCCAGAGGTGCGGATCAGATGGCGAAGATTATGGGTGGCCTTGGTGCTGCGGTCAAGGTCGTAATCGATAGAGTAATAGGGCTTGGCGATTCACTGGTTAAATTATTTAGCGGTGATTTTAAGGGAGCAGTTGAGGGCGTTTCAAATGCCTTTAAGGGCTTGGGCGATGAGATCGCCAGAGAGACAAAGCAAGGTGCGGCATTAGCGGATCAACTTGATGCTATCGAAGATCGGGAAAGGACTCTTATTACAATGCGAGCAAATGCAAACCGAGAGATCGCAAAGGCTCGTATTATCGCTGACGATGAAACCAAGAGCATAGAGGAAAGGCAGAAAGCAGTCCGCAAAGCATTTGATCTGGAGAACAACGTAGCAAAGGCAGAACAAAAGAATGCACAAGCGTATGTCAAATACCTAAAGGATAGGAAAGCCCTCGGAGAGACTACCGATGAAGACTTGCTTGCCCTTGCTGAGGCAGAAGCAAAGGTTAATGAATTACGTACAGAGTCGCTACGCAGACAGAAAAAACTTGAAACGGAACTCAAAGGGCTTAGTACTGAGGCTAAGGCTGCTGCGGTGGAGGAAGCTAAAGCCATTACCGAGCGTGAGGCTAAGGCAACGGAGTTAGCGAACGAGCGCATCAAGGTCGAAAAGGAAGTAGCGGAGATCGAAAGGAAGACTGCAGATGCCCGTAAGATTCAACAGGGTCAGAACATCTCGGCATACAATGATATGCTTACCCAGATGCGTAGCGCAGGGGGAACTGCGGAGCAACAAGAACTTGACGCAGCAGAGCAGCAGTACCTTGCCCTTACGACTTTAGCGATAAAGGCTGGCAAGAGCACGGTGGAGGCTACTCAGTTATATGAGGCCAAGAAGAGGGAGATAAAAAAGAAATACGCTGATGAAGATCGGGCGAACGAGCTGGCAAATGCTGCTGCTTCTGTTCAGCTTGCCGGGCAAGCCTTTGGTGCTTTAGCGCAGCTCTCTGAGGCTCTGGGGAAGGATAACGAAAAGAATGCAGAAAAAACATTTAAGATCACAAAAGCCCTCCGGATAGGGGAGGCTATCGCAAGTACCGCTGCTGCTATTATGATGCAGTTCGCAGTACCACAGGATGCCCTCACGGGGGCTAACTTCGTAAAGGCTGGAATCGTTGCGGTAACGGGAGCAGCGCAGATAGCGACAATCGCTTCTACTAAGTTCCAACCTTCGGGAGGCGGTGGAGGTACCAAACCTTCAAGCCCTTCTATACCTACGGCAGGGGCTTCTGCTCAACCTATGACACCAAACATATCTTTTAATAGTTCAGAGAACCAGCTTGCTGGTCTGCTCGGTCGGCCTATGAGGGCGTACGTCATAAACCAAGACATTACAAATGCTAATCAGTTGGAACGCAGAATACGCTCCAGCGCAACAATCGGAGGATGAAGATATACGAACTAATTTTAGAGGATGACCAACTGATGGGGGTCGATGCTATCAGCATAGTGGAGAACCCTGCAATCGATGAGCAGTTTATTGCCCTATCCAAGCAGGTGCAGTTCAAGGTGCAGGATGAAGACAAGAGAATCCTTATCGGAGCAGCACTCGTTCCTAACAAGCCCATCTACCGATACGATGACAAGACCGGGGAAGAGTACTACGTTTACTTTTCTATCGATACCATCCGCAAAGCTGCGGAATTGTATATGATCAAGGGCAACCAGAACAATGCAACGCTGGAGCATTCGGAGGACTTGAGTGGCTTGTCGGTTGTAGAGTCGTGGATTATCGAGGATGAATCTATGGATAAGTCCAAGACCTACGGCCTCGAGTATCCTGCTGGCACTTGGGTCGTAATGATGAAGGTAAACAACGAGGCTATCTGGACGGAGTACGTAAAGGAGGGCAAGGTAAAAGGCTTTAGCATCGAAGGATGGTTTGCCCAGCGTGAAAAGATCCGGTCAGAGGATCTGCAGGAGGCACTTGCTCAGATAGAGATGGCAGAGGCAGAGCATATCGCAGAGCAGTATATCTTCGGATCAGTAAACGCTCTTATAAAAAAGGACAAGCGCAGGGCTGGAGGCAAGAGGCTGGAGATGGAATCCTACGCTGACTATCCGGATGCCGTTAAGAACAACGCAAAGCGGGCTATTGAGGCCAATGATAAGGTGAACAATAAGTGCGCTACTCCTGTGGGCAAAGTAAGAGCGCAGCAGTTAGCGCAAGGCAAGCCGTTATCGGTAGAGACAATCACACGGATGTACTCCTATCTATCAAGAGCCGAGGAATACTACGATGAGAAAAACCCCGAAGCCTGCGGTACGATATCGTTTCTGCTATGGGGAGGGCTTGCAGGAAAGCGGTGGGCAGAATCTAAACTCAAAGAACTAAACAAATAATGAAAGGATTTAACCAAGGGCCAAAGCCCCCAGTACCTCAGAACTCCAACCGGGCGTGCTTATGCCCCGATGGTAAGACTTACTCCCGCAAATGCTGCGACAAAAACGATATGCAAGCACAAGGCATAGGGTTTATCGGTGGCAAAGGGCAGGTGTAAAATACCCAATTTTAACTAAAACAATTATTTACTTATGAATCTGCAAGATGTTTTCAAGAAAATCGAGCTCGCTCTTACTCCCGAAAGAGTAGAGCTTGCCTCAATGCTGCTGGTTGATGGTACTAAGGTCGAGGCCGAAGTATTTGAGGCTGGAGCAAATGTATTCCTTATCGGTGGGGATGGCGAGCAAATCGCTGCACCCGTTGGTGAGCATAAGCTGGAAGATGGTCGCATCCTCGTTATCGAGGAAGAGGGCGTTATCAAAGAGCTAAAGGCTGATGAGCCTACAATCGAAGTCGAGGTCGAGGCTGCTGCCGAGGAGGAGAAGGAGATGACTATGAAGGACATCACCGAGATGATCGCTGCCCTACGGGAAGAGGTCGAGATGATGAAGCAAGAGATGGGCAAAAAACAAGAGATGGCTGAAGAGGTCGCTATTGAAGAGCCCAAGGAGGTTGAAGTAACAATGGCTGCTCAAAAGCCAATCGTTGCTGCACCCGTAGAGAAAAAACACGAACTGAAATTTCACATCGGTGCAGAGCGTGTTGTTAATACCCAAGACCGAGTGTTTTCTAAACTTTTCAAATAAATAAAGCGAAATGGCCACAACTACTTCAATGACCACAACGTATGCCGGAGAGTTCTCCGGACGTTACATCTCCGCTGCCCTTTTATCTGGTGATACTATCGCCAAAGGAGGCATCGAGGTAATCCCTAACATCAAGTTCAAGCAAGTTCTTAAAAGAGTTGCTTTGAACGATATCGTTAAAGACCAGACCTGTGATTTCACGGACACCTCTACTTTGACTTTGAACGAGGCTATCCTTCAGCCAGAGTTCCTGCAGGTAAACCTTCAGCTTTGTAAGACTAACTTTGAGTCTGATTGGGAAGCCATCCAGATGGGTTACTCTGCATTCGATACTATGCCTACGAACTTCGTGGATTACTTCATCGGCTACAACGCTGCTAAAGTATCTGAGTGGATTGAGTCTAAGATCTGGACTGGAGCAACTGCAAGTGCTGGTGAGTTCAACGGATTCCAAGCTCTCCTCGCTGCTGATACCACCGTTATCGATGTAACTGCTATCACTGGCACTATCGATGCTTCTAACGTCATTACGGAGATGGGTCGTGTTCTTGATGCATCACCAAACGCAGTATATGGCAAGGATGACCTTCACCTATACGTTCCTGCGAGCATTTTCAAAGCCTATGTACGTGCCCTTGGTGGCTTCGGTGCCTCTGGCCTTGGTTCAAATGGTGTTGACAATAAGGGTACCACTTGGTTCGCTGGTCAAGACTTGTTCTTTGACGGAGTTCGTGTATTCCACGCTCCGGGGCTTGGCACTAAGAAAATGGTATTGGCTCAGAAGTCAAACCTATACTTCGGCACTGGGCTTTTGAACGATACCAACGAAGTGAAGGTTCTTGATATGCAAGACCTTGATGGAAGCAAAAACGTACGTTTCGTAATGAGGTTTACTGCAGGAGTGCAAGTAGGGGTCGGTGCAGACGTGGTTTACTACGCTTAATCTTAGTTTAATAAATAAACAATAAGGGGGGCCGGGCATTGCCCTCGCCCCCTTTTTTAATTCAACAAAAAAATGTCTTGTACCTTCACCCTCGGTCGCATAGAGCCGTGCAAAGACCAAGTAGGCGGTCTCAACAAAGTTTACTTCATTAACGGAATCACTCTGGGAGCCGTTGCTTATGACACCGCTAACACGGATGTTATTTCGCAGCTCGCTACTGCAGCAGTTTCTGCTTATGTATATGACCTCAAAGGTACTTCTAACTTTGAGCAGGCTATCACTTCAAGCCGTGATAACGGCACTACGTTCTTTGAGCAGGTG